TATGGAAGACAGGGACTCGTGAGAGTTATGATAAAGACTTGTTCAGAGATGAAAAAGGTGATATAGTTACTGCATACAAATATATACTACAGGAACTACGAAGGATTGCTTAACATGCACGGAAATCTAGAACCAGAAGAAAATTGTTGGAGTGGAAATCCTTTTTGGGGTGAACCTACTCCCACTGATGTATGGGAAGACATGCAGAAACTCGATCATTTATATGGCGAGTTGGATTGGGACCATAGAGATCGACTTGAGTTTGCAATTGAAGGTAACCACATTACTATTCGAAACAAATCTAGGGAAGGTAGATAATGGCGTATCTCAATGAGAAGATCGCAACAGCACAATTAAGAATTAAAGAACTTGAGTTGTTGATTGCTGAATGGAAAAAACAACTGGAAAGTAAGAAGGAATAGTGGATATTTTATTTGTGTTTGTTTTTATAACAACACTTGTTACTGGGATGCACTTGACGTGGCCCCTTAAATATAAATCGTCTAAGTACAGAAAGTAAATACGATTATGGAAATTTTTCTAGACACCGCTGATGTCTCAGAGATTAGTACTCGATGGAGTACTGGTTTGATTGATGGCGTCACTACTAATCCTACTCTGATTAGAAAGAGTGGTAGGAATCATGAAGAAGTATATCAGGAGATTAAAGATATAGGTCTTCGGGATATTAGTATGGAAGTTATTGGTAATGATGCCAATATGATTTCTGAAGGTAAGAGACTTTATAAAAAGTTTGGTAAATGTGCAACCATTAAAGTTCCTTGTACAAGGGATGGTCTTAAAGCATGTGCTGCTTTAAGTGTTGATGGTATTAAAGTTAACGTAACTCTTATCTTTTCGGCAGCACAGGCAATCCTTGCTGCAAAGGCAGGTGCAACATACATTTCACCTTTTGTTGGTAGAGTAGAGGATAACTCCTTTGATGGGGTTGCATTGGTTAAAGAGATCGCTTCCCTCTATAGGGAGCAATTGGTACGGACAAAGGTGCTTGCAGCGTCTTTACGTGATGCTCATAGCGTTGCTAAGTGCTTTGAGTATGGTGCTGATATAGTCACGATGCCTACAACAGTCTTTGATAAGATGTATAACCACATACTAACTGATAAAGGATTGGATTTATTTGATAAGGATTACGCAGAAATTCTCAAATTGGAGGCAGGGAACTAATGGACTCTAAGAACTTTACCGTTTATTCTAAAGATGGTTGTCCTTACTGTTTAAAGATAAGAGAAGTGTTGAGTTTGGCTGGTTTAAATTATGTAACGTATAAATTAGATAAGAACTTTGATAAGAAAAGTTTCTTTGGTGAGTTTGGGGAAGGATCTACATTCCCTCAAGTTGTATTGAATGGAAAGAAACTTGGTGGATGTACTGATACTGTTCGGTATCTACAGGAAAATAAGTTAGTTTAATGTCACAGAATTTCGAAGAAGTGTATTATGTTATAGAACAAGCAATAGAGCTTGCCTTTGAAGGTAAGTTTGTGGTAAAGTTATATGAGTATTTCCAAGTGCGGGGAGTTTCTAAATCAGAAGCAGAACAATTTCTTAGAAGTTCTACTGCTCATGAGATAGGTTCTCTTATTGTTGAACTTGGAGAGTATATTAAAGGAGGTGCTGATAATGATCACAAACAATTGAGGGAAGCATATCATCATGTTCCGAAACCTCAAGCAAGAAAGATAAGAGATTATCTTGCTTGCATTCTTGAAGACGCAATACGGTATAGTAATGGCAAAAGAAGAGGAAGAAAAAGACGTTCTAAATAACTCAAACACTGAAATCAATAAAGGTGTTGAATTATTATTGCGGAATAGGAGGAAGAAACCAGACCCATCCAAAACTTTTCAGGTAAAGTTCTCTATATTTGGTAGGGAAATATTTTTTTACTTGGACATCAAGAAAAAATAAACTCTGGGAGAAATGTTATGTTGGAAGAAGTAACTCCGTATATTGTTTTCTTTAGTGGGTTTGCAATATTAGCAACCTTTGTGATAGGATTTTTTGCAGGATGGATTGTAAACAATGTAATTTCCCAGTTCCTTAATAGACCAGTTCCATATGCAGTCCACCCAGAGATGTTTGATGAGAATGGACAACTCATACCCGATGAAATTTTAGCCCTACGAATTGAAAATGAAGATGACGACAGCGAAGAAGACGACGAGTAGGAAAAAACCACCTACTGTTAAAAGAGTTAAACTCCCACCCAATCCCTTTATTCATGAGATTCTTGAACTTGTGAGTGAACAGAGGGCAAAGGCAAAGAGAGTTGAGATTCTTCAGGAATATAGAGATGATTCATTAACTGCTATTCTTATTTGGAATTTTGATCAGAGAGTTCAGTCTGCAATTCCTGATGGACACGTTCCTTACCAACCTAATGATGTTCCAGTAGGCACTGATCATACATCATTACGTAGAGAGTGGAAGCAACTCTATCATTTTATTAAAGGTGGTAATGATAAATTGAGTGGATTACGTCGGGAATCGATGTTCATTCAGTTGCTTGAGGGACTTCATCCAAAGGAAGCAGAAATTATTTGCTGTATAAAGGATAAGGATTTGGGATCAATATATCCTAAAGTCACTCTTGATATAGTGAAACAAGCATTTCCAGATATTGTATGGGGGAAAAATAGAGGATCATGACAGAAGAAGTTAAAGAAGAAAAGAAATTAGAAGAGAAACCACAATCAAAATCATCGTGGTCATCTGAAGAAAGGAAACTAATTTCTCAGTATGGGTGTGAGTTATTAGTAGAGGGTGCTACTAAGGAGCAGATTGGGGATCGAAAGTATCCAACTGATGCATGTGTAGTTTCATATGTTGTAAAGGACAAGGTTCATATGGATCTTTGTCGTGGTCCAAGGGTTAATATATTTGATCTTTATTTTGATAAGTTTGGAAAGGGTTCTGTTCGATCAATTGATTGGGGAAAGGGAAATGTAAGTCCTTTGCAGTGGGGATATAAAGCACCTGAGAAAAAGAAGAGGAGGAAGTGATGAAACCTGATGATGATCTTATACGTACTCAAATTAATGAACTCATTCGCGATGAGATTCAGGAAGGCATAAATGAATATGTTGATAGTAAAGAAGATTCTGATGAAAATTTAGGTTTTATTGAAAAGGAAGATGAGAAAGAGTTGAAAGTTAATATATCTAATCATGAGGTGAATAAACTTATTAAGGAATATAAGAAGATTAAGAAACGTCGGAGGTCTAATCTCCATCAGGTAAAGAAACTTGGTTTAGTTGATAAGCACGGGAGACCCTTGGATAAATAAGAAAACGCTAATTTATTATGAGTAAAATAGACACGCAGGGTATGAGTGGTCCTGCTGATCCTAGTATTAAAGTTACTGGTAAACAGGAATATAAACCTGCGATTATTACTCCAAGGAGATTGTTTACTCATGAGTATGTTAAGGAGATGAGTATTCTTATTAATGAGATTTTAGATCGACGTGAAGGGCAAATGGATTATACATCCTACTTTGATACTGATAAGTTCAAACACTTTGTTGGTGAATCTGAACCGGAGTATCGGTCATGAGACTTGGTGTCATGTGTTCTGGAAACGGCTCCAATTTTGAAAACATAGTTAGAACCTGTAGACATGATGAGGTTGTGATTATGGTTTACAACAAGAAAGAATGTGGTGCCAAAGAGAGAGCAGAGAAGTTGGGCATACCACATGTTCGGATCAAGAGTTGTTCTGAAGAGGAAATGATTACACTCTTTAAGGCATGGAGAGTAGACCTTATTGTTCTTGCAGGATGGATGAAGATTGTATCACCTACTTTGATAAATGCTTTTCCCAATAAAATCATAAACATTCATCCATCATTACTTCCAAAACACAAAGGATTGCATGTTGTTCAGAAGGCATTAGCTGCTGGTGATATCGTTGCTGGATGCACAGTTCATTATGTTACAGAAGAACTTGACTCTGGTGATATAATAAAACAGGGAGAAGTTCCTATTCTTTCAGATGATACAGTTGAAACGTTAACAAAACGTATTCAACAAAAAGAGTATTGTATTTTACCTATAGCAATTAAAGATGTTAAGCAAAGATTACAGACTACGAGTTACTGAGATAGCTTGTAAGATTAGACTCAATAGAGAAGTTTCATTTGATGATATGGTGTGGTATAATAAATTAATTAAGTATAATAATCAGGCAAGAGGTATTGCTGAAAGATTAATAAATCATTAAAATTGTATTACATTATACAAAGTTACTTGCATAGATAGTATATGTGTGTTATTATTAACACATCGTTCAACCCATAAGGGTCGCAAGTAAGTCGCGGAACGGAGCGTTCATCCTATGATATCCTTCCTTCTAGCATCAACTCTCTCTTGCTCAGATGCAGAATCTCTCGTTGAGAGATTTACTACGAGAAATGTTCCTCAAGAACAGAAGGCCGAGTTGATTGAGGTTATTAAGACCAATACCGAAGCAGGATGCTGGGACGCAAACGACTAAAGGAACGGAGCTAAAATTCCAACTACTTTAGGAGTATCAAAATGGCACAAGTAACCTACCGTGGTATCAAGTATGATACTAATGACAAGCAAACTTGTCAGAAGCAGGTCTCTGAACTCACATACAGAGGCATTAAGCACGCAGAATCAAAAGTTGTGTGTGCAAGGTAAGTAACTGACTTACATACACGTTGAGAGCAGGGTTGACCCTGCTCTTTTTTTATATTATAATTAATGAGAAAGAGAATAAAATGAACAAAGCAAAACTAAAAGTTTTAGTTAGGGCTCTTAAAGAGATTGTGGATGAACTGGAATCAGAAGTATATTCTGACCCAGATGCATACACCGGTTCGGAAGGTTCTGAATTCTCTGCACCTGAACTTTCATACGATGAGGTCTTCGAAGACGATGACGGTTAAACTGATAAGTGTTACTCCAGATGCAGAAAAGACGATGGCATATGTTGCCAGAGTTTCTAATCCAAAGAACCAAGATAATGATAAGTTTGCTGGATTGTTAAGTTACTGTATCAAGCACGGACATTGGAGTGTTTTTGAGCAAGCATATATGACCTTAGAGATTAATACTACTAGGGGACTTGCTGCACAGATATTACGCCATCGTTCATTTACTTATCAGGAATTCTCTCAGAGGTATGCTGATGCTAATTTGTTAAGTCAAGAGATTCCTCTTCCTAAACTTAGAAGGCAAGATGAGAAGAATCGTCAGAACTCTACTGATGATATAGATCCTTATATTGTTCAGAAGTATGATATTTTAATGCAAGACCACTTTAAAGCATCGATGGATCTTTATAATAAGATGCTTGATGATGGGATAGCAAAGGAATGTGCAAGGTTTGTACTTCCTCTTTCTACACCAACAAGAATTTATATGACTGGTTCATGTCGTTCTTGGATACATTATATTAATCTAAGATCTGCACATGGTACACAGAAAGAGCATATGCATATTGCAGAAGCATCTAGGAAGGTATTCACTGAACAGTTTCCTGCGGTCTCAGAAGCCCTTGAGTGGGTCTAAATAAATTTACATATTATTTTACTATGCCAACATACCCAGTAATTCACAAAGAAAGTAAAGAGAAGAAAGAACTTTCTATGACGATGAAAGACTATGATCAATGGAGAAAAGATAATCCTGAATGGGATAAAGATTGGTCAGCAGGTTGTGCTAGTCAATCAACAGAGTTTAAATGGACAGGTGAAGCAAAGTCTAGTGGGTGGAATGAAGTATTAGATAGAGCATCCAAACAACCTGGTGCAAATGTCCGTAAAAACCGAGATTACAGTTTTTAAATATGCCTAGAAAAAAGAAATCAGACCAACCCATAGGCGTCGGAATGACGGCTAAGCAGATGAAAAGAAAGAAACCAATTAATGCAGATACGATGAGGGAGATCACCCCCCTCACAGAAAATCAAAAAGTTTTATTTAATTCTTATTCCGGTGATAAGAATGTTGTTGCTTATGGGTGTGCTGGTACTGGTAAGACTTTTATTACTCTTTATAATGCATTATGTGATGTTTTAAATCAAGAGACACCTTATGAAAAAATTTATATTGTAAGGTCTCTTGTTTCTACTAGGGAAATTGGATTTCTTCCTGGGGATCATGAGGATAAGTCTTGGCTTTATCAGATACCTTATAAGCATATGGTAAAATATATGTTTGAGATGCCGACTGAAGCAGACTTTGATATGCTTTATGGTAATTTGAAGGCACAAGAGACTATTTCTTTTTGGAGCACCTCATTTATCAGGGGCACCACTCTTGATAAAGCAATTATTCTTGTAGATGAATTTCAAAACTTGAATTTTCATGAACTTGATAGTATAATGACAAGAGTTGGTGAGAATTCTAAGATTATGTTTTGTGGAGATGCTACTCAGTCAGATTTAATTAAACAGAACGAGAGGAATGGCATTATAGATTTTATGAGAATTCTTAGATTGATGCCGTCAGTTGATCTTATTGAATTTGGTGTTGAAGATATTGTTCGTTCTGGATTGGTCAAAGAATATATCCTTGCGAAATTAGAAATGGGTATGTAATGAATAAGAAAGTATATTATGTTGGGGTTGATACTCCTGGTGATTGTATTGTTAGGGACAAACTTGATGATCTTTATGTTCATTCAAAGTGTCCTTGTGTGGGGCATAAACTCGATAGAGTATTTGTAGTACATTCACCTATTGATTTTGAAATTTATGTTGATAGAAAACCAGGTGAGAATCGTATTACATGTACCGATGCTGATTTAATGGAGTTTGATGATGATTATTTTCTTTCACCAAACCCTGTTCTTCAGTTGATGATTGCGCAGTTTTTATTTTGGACAGAGGAAGATGATATTTGGTTTGAGTTTAATGATCATCCAATGACGTCATTAAATAATAATTTTGTTGCTATTGGTGGGTGGTTCAATTTATCTAATTGGTCAAGGACATCAAGTCTTGCATTCACTGTAGTTGATGAGACTAAACCAGTTATTATTAAGAAAGGTGATCCTGTTAGTAGGATACGGTTTTATCCTCCTGACTTGCGTGATGGGATTATTCTTCAAGAGGAAAAGGATTCTCGAATATCTGAGGAGATAAAGGAGAGGTATATAAAGAAGAAAAAGAAAGAGAAACCAGATGATTGGAGATCAAAGTTGTTTTCTAGAACAACTAAGACTAGTAAATGTCCTGTGAGTTTTTTATTTGATAGGGGGAGGGGATTTCAATGACTTTTATTCATGAAAATCATTTAGGTGATTTAGAACTAGAAAAGAAAGAGACTAATGGGATGAGGTTATACAATCTCCCTGATGGGCAATGGGTCCCCTCTATTACTTCAGTAACTTCCTTTTATAATCGACAGATCTTTATTGACTGGAGAAAGAGAGTTGGTATTGAAGAAGCAAATCGTATTACTAAGAAGGCAACCACCCGTGGAACAGATTTTCATGAAGCTGCTCAGGCATATTTGGAAAATAGAGATTTGGTGTGGGAGGATTACCTTCCTGCTACTAAGTTTATGTTTTATCATGCTGCACCATATCTGGATAAGATAAATAATATACACGCTATAGAAAGAACCCTTTACTCAGAGTACCTTGGTCTTGCAGGTAGAGTTGATTGCATTGCTGAGTATGAAGGCGAGCTAGCGGTGATAGATTTTAAGACATCAACAAAGATTAAACCTGAGAAATGGATGGAAAACTATTTCGTTCAGGAGATGTTTTATGCATCAGCATATTATGAGTTGACTGGAATTCCTGTTACAAAACTCATCACATTAATGGTAACACCAGGTGGAGAGGTAAAAGTATTTGACAAAAGGAACAAAGGGGACTATATTAAATTATTAGTACGATATATAAAGGAATTTGTATCTCACAATACGGGGACATAGAATGGAGAATGAATTAGAAAAGGCATTTGAGAATAAGTTCTTTTGTCCTTCACGGTTTGCACAAGAGATTGAAAGCATGGTACAAGTTCATGAAGAGATGAATTATATTGATGCGATAGTTTCTTTTTGTGAGAGTAATGCTATTGATTTAGAATCAGTTCCTAAACTTATATCTAAACCTCTTAAAGAAAAAATTAAATACGAAGCACAAGAGTTAAACTTTTTGAAGCGCACTAGCCGTGCGAAATTGGTTTTTTAATTCCATAAAAGGGCGAAAAAAACTCTGGCAAAAAAATGCCTCTATTACTTTTTTATGATGCCATTTGAAGCCTATAAATGTTACCTTGCGATGAAGAATCACTTCACGAAGGATAATTATGATTACTTGAAGTATCATGGTAAAGTTAGAGCAACCAATCAGGCTTTTTATAAACGACGGGATAGATTTTGGTTTGAGAAGTTTGCAAGAAAGAAAAGTGATAAGGAAGTAGAAGAATTTTTTGTTGCTAATTTTACATCTTGTCCTGATCCAGAGTCATTGTGGATAGGAGAGATGATAAAAGAGGGGGAAGGTAGATATCAAGATTGGCAGAAGAAAGTTCAGTCATTATCATATGTTTTTAGGGAAGAATCGGAGAGTCTTTTTGCAGACAATAAGGTTGATGATGTATTTGATTGTAGTAAGGGACATCCTATTGTATTGAAAAAGTTCTTGGGTGGAAACATAAGCTTGGAAAGTTTGGTAATCTATGATAGAATACTGGGGTACGGAAAGGAATTTGATAAAAAACTGAAGGACCCAGTGTGGGAAACCGTCAGTAGGGGGGTGAAAAAATATTCACCTTTCCTAAATATTGATGTATTCCGTTATAAAAAAATCTTAAAGGAGGTAGTTATCGATGACTCTTGAAAATAGTGAAGTTCTTGAGAATCTTCAGGAACAATTGAAAACAGTTAATGAACAGTATGAAACTCTTTCTGTTACTCGTCTAAAACTTCTTGGTGCAATTGATGTACTAGAGCAGATTGAAGGTAGTAAAGAAGAAGTATCTGAAACTGGAACTGTTGAGGTTGTTGATAATGAGGGCGGTACTGAATGAGTTTCTTTGATTCAGAAATCGTTAGAGCAGAAATGGCAGAAATTCAAGAACTTCAAGAAGAAGTTTATGGATCTGTTATGAACTTTGCTCTTATGGATGATGATGATAAGGTAGATCATATCGAACTTTTAGAGAGACTCATTGATAGACAAAAGATTCTTTATGCAAGATTGAGTTTATCTGATGATCCTGAGGCAAAGAAATTGAAAGATGAAATTACCAAGTCTGCTATTGTGATGGGACTCCCAGACAATGTGGATATGAATATCATTTTCAATCAAATGACTCAAATGGTTAGCATGATGAAACAACAACTTGACATTTCCTAAAAATAATCCTAAAATAACAAAGTACAAAAAGCCAAATCCAATTTAATCCGAGGTAATCCGAATGTCTTTCGCAAGTCTAAAGAAGCAGTCTTCGCTTGGGTCGTTGACCGCTAAGTTAGTCAAAGAAGTAGAAAAAGTTAATAACTCTGGTGGGGGTGCTGATGAGCGTCTCTGGAAACCAGAACTAGATAAAACAGGTAATGGTTATGCCGTTATCCGATTCTTACCTGCACCAGATGGAGAAGAAATTCCCTGGGCAAAGTTATACTCCCATGCCTTTCAAGGACCTGGTGGGTGGTACATTGAAAACTCTTTAACCACTACTGGTGGTAAAGATCCAGTCTCTGATTACAATAGAGAACTCTGGAACAGTGGTAATGAGTCTGATAAGGACGTTGTTCGTAGACAGAAGCGTAAGTTGTCCTATTATAGCAACATTTATGTTGTTAAGGACCCCGTTAATCCTGATAAAGAAGGTAAAGTCTTCCTGTTTAAGTTTGGTAAGAAGATCTTTGATAAGGTCATGGAGGCAATGCAACCTGAGTTTGAGGATGAGAGTCCAATCAATCCGTTTGATTTCTGGCAGGGTGCAAACTTCAAGTTGAAGATCGTTAAGAAGGATGGTTACTGGAACTATGATAAGTCAGAGTTCGCTGAAGTATCACCACTTCTTGAAGATGATGATGCACTAGAAGCACTCTGGAAGAAGGAGTATTCTCTTTCTGCGGTAACTGCTGCAGACCAGTTCAAGTCTTATGATGATCTTGAGAAGCGTTTGAAGTATGTGCTAGGTCAGAAACCTGCCCAACGTCCTCGTCTTGATGAGGAAGTATCGGGAGAAGATGATGCACGTACTGTTGCTACACGACAAGTTGAAACAGCAACTACATCTGCAGCAGATGAAGATGATGCATTAAGTTATTTTCAGAAACTAGCAGAGAGTTAACTGTAGAGTCTAATATCTTCAGCACGTTTTAAGGATCCGTTCACATACTGAGCGGATCCTTCTTTGTATACCATCATTTCTTCTAGATCATCAAAGACAACGCTTAGATATAATGGTTTGATTAAGTGGATACGTCTTTTTTCGTTGTTTATTTTGTCTTCATATTCATAGTTGGTGACTGCCTTCGATACTGGATTAACAACTATCTGTTCATCAGTCATAGGTTCGTGGTAACTTACACTTTGTGCTGCACTAACCTGAACTCCTTTGGGAAAAATTATAACACCAGTACTATCTTTAACTTCATTTGATTCGTAATGATGGATTTCATTTAGTGTTGCATCATCACCATACTTATCTAATAAAAATATTTCAAACCCTTGTTGGGTCATTGGCCATTCATTATAAACATTGATAATATTGTTTGATGTGAGAACCACCCAGTCTAGACTAGAATCTCCGTAGATGTCATATGCGACATTATCGGGACGATCATCACCTTTGATACTATACTTTTCAAAGATTGTTAAGTCTTGAAAGATATCCTCTCTTAACTTTCCTTTCTTGAAAAGATTTTTTACTGTTGTATAGTTTGATATAAATTGACCGTCTTTGGTACGGTTAACATATTCAAAGTCTGGTAAGTGTCTGAAGTAGGGGTGTCCCATATTAGTAACCTATAGATGTGTCTCTGTTTTTATCAATAGCACTATAGTCATCATTGTAAACTGGTTCTAGTTCTTGGAAACTGAACTGAACTTCATAAGAAATCATTGAACT